TGGAATGGCTCTACTGCCACAACAAGGGCTTACATAACCTCAGACGGTTCTTTCTTAACATCAGGAACCCTAACTACTATGGGAAACCTTAGAGTTGGTGGACTTGCAGGAACTGGTGGAGGTTCTGGTGTAATCGGTATTGCTAATGGAACTGCACCTACATCTAACCCAACTGGTGGCGGTATTCTATTTGTTGAAACAGGTGCTCTCAAATACCGTGGAACTTCTGGTTCAGCAGCAACAATAGTAAATGCTGATGGAGCCAATCCACTTCTTTCTACAAACAATACTTTTACTGGTAATCAAACATGGAACAACTCTGTAAGTCTTGGTCCAGGACTAAATGCTTCCGTTGGTTTTGAGATTGGCTATACAGGCGGTTCGGCTACAACTCCATACATTGACTTCCACTCTGGTGCCACAGCGATTGACTATGACTCTCGCATCATTGCTTCTGGCGGTAACGGAACTAATGGTCAAGGAACTTTAACTTATACTGCAGCAACAAATACTTTTGCTGGAAGTGTCAACACTGCTTTCGGGCTTGGCTTAACTGGCACAACTTCTCCTATTACTCTAAACGGTTCTGCTGGAACTTCTGGTCAGGTATTGGCTTCTGCTGGTGCAGGTAATACACCTACTTGGGTAGATAGAATGTCTAACCCAATGACTACTGCTGGAGACATTATCTATGGTGGTGTATCTGGTGCTCCACTTCGTCTTGCCCCATCTGCAACTAATGGTTGGGTTCTAACTTACGACACTGCAACCAACGCACCCAAGTGGGCTGCTGCATCTGGTGGTGGAACATTTACTGGTGGAACACTAACTAGCACTTTGATTCTTGACGATGGAACTACTACAACTGCCCCACTAAAGTTTGATGCAACTGGCACAAGCGTATTGACTACTCCACAAAAGGGTGCTGTTGAATACGATGGCAAGGTTTCTTACCTAACTCCAGACACAACCCCAGGTAGAGCAGTTAACTGGACTCCCCACTACATAACTTTCTCTAGCAGTCCAGACTTTTCTTCTTCTGGTGCAGCAGTAAGCATTATTGATGGAGCAACAAAGGGTATCACCCTACTTGCTGGTATGACTTATGAGTTTGAACTACAAGTTGCTTTGAGATACCAATCATTTGGAGACACAACCACTGCACTAAACATTGGATGGAATACATCAACTGTATCTGGAACACCAACAGTATCTTGGGTTGAGTATCTTGAATACGCATCCAACACTACTGGTTTTACTACCGCTGCTACTATGAACACTCTGCGTAGAACTTCTGGAACATTCCAGATTTCTGCACCTCTTGGTGCTACAGGCTCTCGCTATATTATCTACAAACAAAAGGGAACGATAGCGATTACTGGAACTGGTTCAATCAAGTTTTACCCTACTCTGGCTGGAACTGCTTCTACTGTGAATGTGCCTACATACCAGAGTGGTTCTAGATTTAGCGTTACTCCACTAGGTAACGGAACCTTTACAGAAGTAGGAGCGTGGGCTTAATGAATGAAATAAAAGAACTTCTTGCCACTTGGGAAATGGATGAATACAACAACCAGGCTGGCTTGAAATCTGCTTGCGATGCAATCAAACTATTGGTCGCCAAAGTAGAAGAACTAGAAACTAAAATACAAATCCTTGAAGGAGGAAACTAAATGCTAAAACTATGGAAAGAAATCCTAAAGCGTTCTATCGCTCTCGTAATCCTAAAGGTTAGCGGAACACTGGCTGCTGGCTCCTTGTTCGGGGCTGGAGTATGGACTTCCGTTTCTATCGCTGTATTCATTGGACTTATGGAGATTGCTGAATCTCTATCTCGTGCATACATTGTGGATGGAGAACTAAACGCTGCAGAAGTAAACACTGCATTCGCTTCTTATGCTGAGGCAGATGCTGCAAAGAAAGAGGAGTCAGATAAATAATGGCTACATTTGAAGAACTCGTAGAAGAGTGCCTATTGAATCTGGAAGGCTTTAGTGCTGACCAAGGTATCTATGGAACTCTTACTAACTCAATCACAAGCACTGATACTACATTCCTTGTAGACGGTGCTATCGTTACCGCTGACCAATCTGGATTCAGCACTGGTCTTATTGAGATTGATGAAGAACTTGTGAACACTCGTTACATCAATACCACTACTGGTCAGTTCTCACAGGTGCTTCGTGGCTTCCGTTCATCAGAAGCAGTTGCTCACGATGCTGGAACTATTGTTCGCAATAACCCTAAGTTCCCTCGTGTTGCTCTGAAGAGGGCTATCAACGACACCATCAAGCAACTACATCCACACATCTTGGCTGTAAAGAAAACCGAGATTACTATCTCTGGTTCTCAGGTTCAGTATGACTTGCCAGAAGATGCCAATGGAGTCATCTCTGTGCAGATAGAAGAACTAGGTGCAAGCAAGCGTTGGGTAGACCTAAAGGCTTGGAGATTTGACAGCACTGGTGCAAGCAACTCTACAACTGGAAAGGTCATTGACATTCCTGGTGGTATTGCTGGTCGTAAAGTCCAAGTTGTATACACTGTTCTACCTGCAACTCTTGAGTCTGGCAACCAGTTTACTTTGAGTGGTCTGCCTGAATGGACTAGAGAACTTGTAGTGATGGGTGCTTGTTGGAGAGTCGCATCGTTTGTTGAATCAGGAAACCTCATTAGTGGAAACATTGACCGTGCATTAGCAGGTCAGCAAACCAACCTAGCGAAATACTTCCTTGGAATGTATTCGCAACTTCTCTCAGAGGGAGAGGCTCGTCAACGCTTGGAGTTCCCAGTGCGTAGACATCTTGTTTATTAGGAGATTAGATTATGCCGTTAGCAACTTGGAATGATACAGGAGTAAACCAATACGACTTCGCTATTGGTGGTATTCCTTTCCTGTCTGGAGTAGATGGGGAAAACAATCTGTATGTGCGTGAATCAGCACAGGTGCAGAAGCAACAGTTTGACAACGCTCGTCAGGTAGGTGAGCAGTCACTCCAGTCTTGGTGGTATCGCAGTCAGGCATCATTTGATTTAGGTGCTGGTCTCAAATACTTTGACATTGTTCGTGATGAAGACTACAACCGTAGGTTCTATGACAGCAAGGGCGTTGATGTTCTAGACAAGATTGGTGAAGTAAAACTTCTACCTCGTGTCCAGCAAGCAAGGTCTAAGGCTGTAGGTGAATACAAGTATCCGTCAATGGTTGCATCATTTGACTTTGAGTATGGAACTACACCAACTAGATACTATGGCTACATCTTTGTAAAGAACAACACAATCTACATGCGTAGCAATGGTGTAGATAAGGGTCCTTACACTCACCTAAATGGTGCAACTGCTAAACAAATCTTTGACATTGAGATTGAAGGAGAAACTCTTTACTATGTTGCACAAGATGGTATCTTCTCTCTAAACCTACAGACATTACAGGGCACTGCTGCTGGTAGCATTACCGCTATTCGCACAACTATCACAGACTTTACTGTTGTTGGTTCCTCTATCACCCTGAATGCTTCTACTGCTATGACTGGCAAGTCTTTCTCATACAACATTGAGCGTATTAAAGACAGATTGTTCTTTATTTATCAGAACATTATCTATCAAAGCCCAGATAGCACTACCCCAACTACAAATGCAACTCGTTTGTATGCTCACCCAAATACCGCATTTCACTGGACTGCCAAGGCTGATGCTCCAGGTGCTGTGTTTTTCTCAGGGTATGCAGGTAAGACTTCTGCAATCTATCGTTCAGTATTAGACCAAACAGGTGTGAATCTATCTTCCCCAAGCATTATTGCTGAACTACCTACAGGTGAGATTTGTTACAGCATGATTACCTACATGGGAACTTATGTAATCCTTGGAACTAGCAAGGGTGTGCGTGTTGGTATCATTACCGCTGACTCGTCTATTGTTCTTGGTCCACTAACTCTAGAATCAGATAGACCTGTCTATGCTCTTTATGCAGAAGGCAACTTTGTTTATGCAGGTGGAGCGATTGCTGATAACGCTTACCCTGAAGAATCTTATGGAACATCTGGCAACACAGACTATGGTCAGAACGCTATCTATAAAATCAATCTCTCTCAGAGCATTGGACAGAACACACTGTTCTTCCCTTGGCAGAAAGATGTATTTGGAGAACACCCAGTATCAAGCAACTATGACTACACTGCGTATGTATCTTCAATCACTAGAGCAGAAGACTCTAACGAGTTCCCTCGTTTCTTATTTACACTAGATTCATTCTCTGGTTCTGCTGAAGAAGGTCTATACAACACTGCACCAGAATCTGGACATCCATCTGTTCCTGAAGTAGTAGTAAACGGTTGGTTGAAAACTGGTAAAATAAGATTTGATACTACTGATAAAAAGATTTTCCAGTATCTAAACATTGGTCTTAGCAACACTGGTGAGAACTTCGGAAACATTGAAGCAAGGTATCTTACCGATGCTGATGCAGATGAAAAGACTTCTACCTATACAAGTCTTGGTGCTCCAACTTACTATGACACTGACCCTAATCTACATTTGATTGAACTAGATGGTAGCGATGCTACGCCACACAACTGGATTCAATACATGTTTATTCTTGGCAAGGAACGCAACGCTGCTGGAACAAACCCTGGTGGTGAGACTAAGCGTGGTCCTATCATGCAGACATACCAAGTCAAGGCTAACCCTGCAAATGTAAAGCAGACTCTTATACAGGTTCCACTAATGTGTATGGCTAGAGAAACTACAAAGAACGGTCGTGTTGTTGAGCGTAATGTTTATGACCGTGTATCTCAGATAGAAGCATTAGAAAAGATTGGTGCTGTTGTTATGTTCCAAGACATTGTATCTGGTGAAGAAAAGCCTTGCATCATTGAGCGTGTCCAGTTTGTATCTCGTAAGGGTGTTGTCAAACAAACCACACCTGACATGGATGGCGGAGTTCTTACATTGACTGTGAGGCTGGTCTAAATGTGGGAATCGTTTCTTCTTAACTGGAGTCAGATAGTTATTGCTCTTGGAGTAATCATCTCTGCACTCATTGCTTGTTTTAGATTCTTTATTCTAAGACCCCTTGTTCGGTTGATTGATGACCGCACTAAAGAAATCCAACCAGAATCTAATGGTGGTTGGTCTTTGTCTGACTTACACAGACGAATGGATAAGATAGAAGCGAGGTTCGATTCACTTGAAGAAAAACTTCCTAAGTCAAGAAGGAAAAAAGAAACACCTGACTCTTAGAGTTCTTGCTGTTCTATTCCTTGCTTTCGGATTTACTTTTCTAAATACCCCTGCTCCTGCTCACAGTGAAACAACACCTGGGCTGACGCAGGATGTATACACCTATGACTCGTCTGCTACGCCAGACAGAGTTCCGTATACCCTATGTAGTACCAGCATTGTTCCTAATCTACAGTTTGATGTAGGTGGCGGAGTAGTTGCTAACTGCCAAGAGGACTTTGTTCTTATCCACTGGTATGGCTACATCACACTTCCTGTTGATGGTGAAGTTATGTTCCAGTCTTGGGCTGACGATGGGTTCTACATGACCTTAGATGACCAAGTTGTTATAGACAACTGGTGGTTGAAAGGTTGTAGCGGAGGTAGTGGAACCGCTGTATTTGAATCAGGCGTATCACAAAAGATAGATGTCTGGTGGTATGAGTATGGCGGTGGAGCATGTAACTTCCTACTCTACAACGACCCTACGACACAGTGGATTCAGGTTCCAGATACTGCTTTCAGTATTGATGCTGTTCCAGTTATTCCTGTAGACCCACCTGTTGACCCAGAGCCTGAGCCTACTGACCCACCTGTAGAACCGCCTGTTGACCCTCCAGTTGACCCTGAACCTGTTGACCCAGACCCACCTGTTGTAGAGCCTGAAGAACCTGTGACTCCTGAACCCCCAGTTGTAGTCCCAGATGTGCCTGAAAAGCCTTCTACGCCCCCTTCAGAGCCCGATTTGCCTATTGTTTTGCCACCTGTTATAGTGCCTGAAACACCTTCAGAATCACTAAAAAGTTTGGTAGACATTGCCCCTGCAGAACTGACACCAGCACAGGTAGAACAGATACAGGAGATTGCCTACGAAGTGTTGGCTACATCAGAACAGGGAAGCCCTGAATACGAGGCAGCCCTAGATGCTTTGTTTGTTACTGCTCAAGCAGATGACATAGAAGTATCAGAAGAACTTGCTGCTGTTCCAGTTATTGGAGCGGTAGCAGAAGGCGTAGTAAACGCCATTAACTTCATAGGAAATGTTGGCTCAGACATGAGTCCAATAGTTCGTGAGAAGTCAGAAAAGATAGTTGTATCTGCTGTTGTTGTGGCACAAGTTGCTACTGCTGCTGTGATGACAACCTCAAGTGTAAGGAGATTCCAATAATGAAAAAGTTCCTCAATGACCTGATTGGTCAGGCATGGACGCTACTCGGAATGTTCGTGGCTTGGCTGGTATTAGAAGGTTCTGCCAGAGATGTGGTTGGCTGGTGTATCATCGGCACAACAACATTATGGATTGCTACATACCCTCTAAGAAAGGACGATGGCGATGAATGAGTGCTACTGCTGTGACTGTAACCAAGATTGCAGAGACTGTACATGCAAAACATGTAAAGACTAAAACCGAATAAAGCGAAACCGCCTAGAAAATGTCAGTAAACTAGGCGGTTCCTTTTTATCCAGGAGGTGTTCGGATAAAACTTAGAAGTTGTTGTACTCCTTGATAGTCATACTGTCACTTGAATAACTGTTGTAGTCTGGTTCACCCATTAATCCAATAGGGCGAACTTCGATTCCAATGAAGTGCTCAACATTTCCTGGACGAACGACTGCATAGCCCTTCTTTTCCAGAGATTCGTAGAACTTCTTACGGTCAAGACCATTGCTCTTACCCTTACGGTAATCACGATAAGAAACAAACGCATCTGTTTTCTTGGTCTTTACAATAGTGTTTGCAGGGTCAGCGACAGTTACATAGTCACTATCTTCTAGCCACTGCTGAACTGGGTCAGATGAAAGCAAGAACTCACGCTCCAACTTTAGAACTTCAGTTGACTTGGTGAAAGCATTACGCTCACGCAGTCCACGCAAAGCAACCATAGCCCTGTTGAAGATACCATTGATTTCGTTGAAGAGAATGTTCTCGTCAAACTTACCAGCAGTAAACTTCTGTAGGAATGGAACTGGTTGCCAACGCTCAAAGTATGCATCCGATGTATCTGACGATGACCATAGTTCGTTAGTTGAGAACAACAGGGTAGCCCAAGGTTTGAATGTGAAAGAGTCTTGACCCTTACGCTCACCTTGGATTGAGTCTCCACCAGTAATCTGCTTTAGCGTTCCAGAGTTAGTAAGGTGGCGTTGGTGGATGTCAGCATTGATGTTTGCTAACTTACCGAACAAGGCAACAGGTGCGAACTTATCTGTGCTTAGTGAGTGCAGGTCTTTAGAAGAGTAGTTCTCTTCGCCAATACCGTGCTGAATCACACGCAAGAATGTGCTCTTACCATTACGACCTGAACCAACTAGCAATGGAACAATGTGCATTGGGTTGCCAGACATAAACATGTAGCCAATGATTTCCAAACCAAGTTGTTCGTCACCAGGTAGGACTTCACTTAGCCACTTGTCAAAGTTAGGGCAGGTAGCAGATGGGTCATACGAGATGTTCAACTGAACAGTGCTCATGTAAGACTGGTCATGTGGCAGGATGTGTCCTGTCTTCCAGTTATACATACCATTCTTCAGGTTGATAAGGTGCTCGTCTGGATTATCTGTGATGAACTTTCTTTCCAGTGTAAGGATTGACTTAAGGTGGTCATTCACTAGAGTTTCATAGTTCTTCATGTAGCGTTCTTCAAGCATGTCAGACAGAGTAGTTGTGTGAACACTTGGGTTGTATACCCAGACACCATCAACATAAGACCAGTAAGCACCAGCCTTATCAATGGCTGTGTTCTCTGCTAGGTCTTTAGCAAATGTGTGTGCTTTGAATACGCTTTTCTTACCAGTCACCTCAAAGTATTTAGCAAGTGGGTTGCCAGACTCTTGCTCAACTTCTGCTGTTCCGAACTTACGGATTGCATTCTCTAGAGCATTAGTCCATTTAGTCTGGAACTCTACAGTGTTGTAAGGTGAACGAAGATACTGGCTCTCAAGAAACTTGATTGCCTGATAAGAACCAGAAGAACCTTTAGCACCCTCACGAACTAAAGCGTATTGAGTATCACGCATAGTGTCGTAAGAGATGTCGTTACCCTGCATGATGTCAGACATTACATTGCGTAGTGCAGTCTCAACACCAAATGCGTATGGACCTTCAGTGGTTGCTTGCAAGTTATCCATCCATACAGATGGCTTACCTTCAAACGCTGTTTCTTCTGATACCTCGTTGCGAATAGATGTTTTCCAAATCCACTCTGGGGCATCTGGTAAAGCAACCAACTCTTCTTCGGTTGGGATTGGAGCGTTGTCTGGGAAGTGAATGTAACCATTACCTACACGGTTATCAACACCACTAAGACGATTGCCATTGTAGAAGATACCACCACGAGCAGTAAGGTCTAGACCCTGTGCTTCTTCTGGAACCTTGAACCATAGGTGTTCCCCATTACCTGACTCACTCTGATAGCGAACGGTAGTCTCAGGAATCTCTAAACCTGCATTATCAAGAGTGACATAGCCATTAGAGTTTGTATGAACATCAATGTCAAGAAAGACCATTGGGGTCTTACAAGAACCAGATACGATTCCGATTAGTGGCACACCATCTTGGCGACCATCGTGCCAGTATGAAGTGATTTGGATTGGAGTTACCAGTGGTGAGTCTTGGCTAGTCATTGGAGACTTGCGTGTCTTCAACTTTCCATTAACTACCTTTTCTGCTGGTGTCAATGGAACGATTGCTAGTCCAAGTTTGTTTAGTGCTAGTGCTCTTTCACGAGCGATTTGCATTGGAGTTTGGTTAGTCATTAGTTATCCTCACCTTTGCTGATAGTTGGGATAGCACTTGGTGTATAGACTACCTTGCCACCATTGAACAGAACTGTTCCACCAACTTGGGCGATGATGCACTTAATGTCCGAGAATGGATAGAGCGTTGAGTAGTCGTAGGTTTGTTTGTAGTTCTCCAACTCTTCCCATGACAGTTGTCTTGTTTGTGTTGGGTATGAACGGAATGAATAGATACCATGACGAGTTAGGTCATAGTCTTCTGTCTTGAATGTTTTGCCACTCTTCAGCGTGATGTATAGAGTTCTGGTCTTGCTGATTGATGACATGATTTTACGAATCTGTTTGTAAGATTCTGAAGTCAAATACTGACCTGAGTTTAGTGTGCGTAGTTTCCCATCACGAGAATACTCCCACATGCTGTTGAACTCTGGAACGAATCCAACGATTGGTGCTGTTGTAGTTGGCTCTGCCGATTCTGGTTCGTGCCAAACTGCTTCTGTTTGTTTTTCCATGGTTTATAACCACCTTATCTGTATCTATGCCAAGCACTCTGCTTGGACTTCTTTGTTGCTAATGTAATGGTAGCACAAATCTATTGGGCTGTGTTTTGTGCTGCTAGTTTTCTCTTGTTCTCCCAGAACCTACGGATGTTCTCCGCTCTAGTAACTTGTTCTAGGTGCTTATAGTTTACACACTTAGTGTTTCCACATAGGTGGTCAATGGTCATCTCTGCTTCCAATGGTCCTACCCACTCTTGGTATGCAACACGGTGAGCGAATACGATTTTGTATTTGCCCTGTGCGTTTCGGTCGTTGCTAGACATTTGAGGGTATCCAGTTCCAGGACGGAACGAACCCTGCCATACATAGCAACCTGTCTTCATGTCCCATGAACTCATTCTTAGGATGCGTTCTTTCAGTGGAACTACTGTGCGTGGTTTACGCTGTTTGTTTGTTGCGGTCATTTTATTTCTTCTTCCTAGTCAGTGGTCTATTGTCTGACTATACTAATGATACCATACTATTTATCCAGTGTTTGGTAAACTGGTAGGTTTTATAATAAATCTTACTGTTCTAAGCCTAAACTCACAGGTTTTTCTCAGACTTCTCAGTAAATCTACCGCTTCTATCCTTGCTGTAGTGCCTGTAAAGCGATGACTTATTCTCTGAGATGTGCCTGAAACCACCGAAGGTGTCCCAGTCTTGGAAGAACTCACGACACCAGTCCTCGTCATAGTAGACGAAGCCTGACTCCGATACGACAAGCAGGTATCCGTGGATAGCACCCTTGTATCTACCATTCTGTGTGAAGGTAATCGCTCTTCCGTTGTATCTCTTATTTAGTTTTGCTGCATTCTCTGCTGATAGTTTCATAACTACTCCTTTGGTTAGGTCCTCCCTAGAACTATGATGACACCAAAAGAAACTCTTGTCTCACTAAACTCAAATAAACTTTTCTGGATTGATGTAAAATAATAAGTGTGGGTTGTATAACTCATTGCTCCTCCTAGAGCCACTCTGTCTGGTCCCAGAGAAGTGCTCCGAGATTCCCCCTGTTGCTGCTGTGCAGGGGGTTTCTTGTTAATCAAAGTCTTTGATTGCTTTAGTCTTCTTGGCTTGACGAGTCCTTGTTCGCTTGTCCTTCTTGTTCTGATGGTCACCAGTCTTGAACCCCTGCTTGGTTAGAAGTTCAAAGAGCCAGTGACCCTCAGCCTTTTGTCTTGCCTGTTGTCTTTTATTTGACATTGAATGTATCCCACCAACCAATGTTCTTGGCTTCTTGACAGCAACAATGAGTAGAGATACCGTGCTCTTCACACCACCATACCTCTGTGTGTATTGGTTCAGTCATCGTCACTACCCCCACTTCCTACATCAGACCAATCAAACAAAGCCACGCCAGAAAGTTTAGTGAGCAATCTCTCAAGAGCCCTGTGTAACTTCTGGCTGGCAGTGTCTGTGTTAACTCCGTAGTATTTCCCTATGTCTTCGTGTGTCATTTCGTTTTGGTATCTCATAGTAATGATTTGAACATCGTCAGTTGATAGACCATACAAAGCAGACGATACATCTGCAATGATTTGCAATGCTGTTGAGTTGATTGGGTCTTCAACATCTGGTTGGCTGAACACAAAGGGTAGCGTATTTTTTATGATGTCCAAGGTGTAAGAGTTATTAGCATGTAAATCTCTTCCCACCTTTATACTTGTTTCTTTCTCGCAGTAGTGTGCTGCTTCTCTCTTCAATGACTTGTATAACTTAGGACTAAGACTTCCTTCGTCACGCCATCTTTGTAGCGTAGTAGTATCTCTCTCTGCACACCAAAGTATTAGGTGGCTTACGAGGTCATCTCGTTCTACAACTTTCCATCTGCTTGCGTAGTATTTACCTACCTTTTCGCAGATGCTTATCTCTTCTTGTCCAAGCATTTCTATCCTTTCAGGTAATCCCAAACTTGTTGTTCAATCGTTGGGTCATTACCTATGAACCGCCATTCGCCTTTGACTTTCTGCCATCTGGCTTCGGAGTTCTTGACAAACACTGCGATAGTGGTTTCGTTACTACGACCACCACCCCAGAACAGTCTGTCTTGCCTTATCTCTTCTAGTATCAGAGCCTTTAGTGTCTCTGCTTTATAGAAGTAGATTAGTTCTGTATCCCGATTGATGTAAAAGACATCAGCCCCACGCACAAGAGGAGTAATACCTGGATTGTAAGTGTCAGGATTCCCAAACTTTTGTGTCGCCTTTGTATTAAAGCGTTCACGAATGTTGCACTCATAAAGGTCAACCCCATTGCTAGATAGCCATTCGCTAGTAAGAGAATGCCCACCACTGTGGATAGGATTACCTGTATCGTATTCACCAACCTCAATGAAGTTGCTTTGGTAAGCACCAATGTTCTGGCTTTTACATTCGATGTATCTGTCTGTGCCATTTCTATAATCTCCTAGTTCAATCTGAGTTTTTTTGTCTGTGATTTCCGTGAAGTGCAGTTGGTAGTGTTCCGTAAAGGATTTGAAAACTGCTTTGGACTTCTCTTCTTTCCAAGCGTTGTCTCTGTATCCTTGTGTCCGTGTGATTCTCCTTTCATAGGGGCTATTCACTCTGCCCATCTACTTCGGGAGCAGGTTGCTCTTCCTCAACAGGCACTGGACTTGTTGGGAATGTTGGTAGGAACTGTGCTGCATCTTCAGGAGTTAGGATTCCATCAGCAACAGCACGAAGAGTTACCTCGTTCTGGTATGCCATCAATCCAGCAGCGACATCATTAAGGGCAGTCAGGTAGCCCTTGTTGTATTCAGACTTCTTAACCTTTGGTGGAACATTGGTTGTCATCTGGTCGTACCTATCCTTTAACGCCTGTCCAATGCTGGCACAGAACGCAAAGGTCTGATTGGTTAGAAGGTAAGACATCTGTCTAGCAGACATCGTTGGGGCATCAGGGTCAAACTCTTCCTGTGCTTGCTCTTCTGTAGGCTCAGTGGTTTCTTCTACTACTGGCTCTAGGTTTTCTTCGTTACTCATTGGTACCTCTTTCCGCTTCACGCTCTTTGCGTTTGGCTATTGATTTCTTTACATTGTCCCTGTGTTTCTCAGGGTTTGCATCTCTCCATTTCTTGGCGATTGCATTGATGCGTTGGCGGTTATTGCCTACATACTCTTTATGTCTAGCGTTCCGTCTGGCTTTAAACTCAGGGTCGTTATGCCAGCGGTATGAATGATAGCAACCATAACAACCATGCTTAGTAGTCTTTGGTCTATCAGAATGCTTCTCACATACCTTGCCTTCGGCTAGCAACTTGGCTTCCCAAGTCTTTCTGTATTGTGCTTTAGTCATTTTTGTCTCCTAAAATACCTTCCTCAACCTGATGTTTTAGTTGGTCAATGGTAAGGTCATGTGTGTCTGCATACATCTTGGCATAAGTGATTGTCTCTTCTATGATTGACCAAGTGTATGGTAGTTGGCTCTCTGGAACACCCTCAGAATCAATGCCTCTGCGTTCCCAAGTTGTAATAACAATAGGACCATAGATACATTTACGATTACCAAGAAAGCCAGTGCCAACAAGATTGAGCGGTGCTTCACTATTCGCAAACCACATACTCAAATCAGGGCTGAACTCATACCTTCCTATTTCAGTAGTGCCTAACCAGTCAGCAATGTTGTGTATGCCAACTCTCTGGTCTTTACTGTCTATGTTCTCAACTCTCAAGGTATCTACCTCTAAGTCATCGTGAACTACTATTGCGTATGTGTTCATAGTTTCTCCTTAGTCCCTACCCAGAGCAGCCCATCTATCACAGTTGGGTTATCGTGGACTGCCCTGAGTAAGAAGTTCATTAGCCCACTCGTCTTTCTAGGCGGTTTAGTTGGTCTTCGGTCTTCTGTAATCTCTTCTGTAGTGCCAGTGCATAAAGCACGGTAACAAGATTGGCTACAGACACCAGTAATACTGCTATCGCTTCCATTACAAACCTCCTAACAAGGTGTTTAGATACTCCTTGATGTCTTCTGTAATCTCTGGGTCTTCTGTAATCTTGGCTTCTACTGCTTCTAGTGCTTCAGCAAATCCTCGCATCAAACCTTGCCTAAATGCGTAGTCCAAGAGTTCTTTTAGTTCTCCAACAGTAACTACCTGAGTAGCATTATCTGGTAGGTCTGTAGTCTCAATGGTTGGGGTAGTAGATGCTGTAGGGGTATCACCTGACACAGTGTATTCTCTTTCCAAGAACTCCCTTGCTGCATCTATTGCTGCTTCACCGTCATTCGGGTCAAGAATACGGTCTTCTGGTTTATCGTTCATTTGAACCTCTTCCTGTAGGATTTTCCTACACTATTATTATAAGCACCGTTTATGAAAAAATCTCCATAAACTAATGAACTCACAAGAACTATTCTACCACACACGGAACATCTTTATTTGTTATTAGAAGCCACATCGGTAAGGTAAGAACCACAACATCTAGTGGTAACAGCACACCACAGACACAAGATGTAGGGCTATCCTAAGAACGCCCAAGTAGAAGGGGGGTTTGAGGGGGTCTCCCCCTTAGATACTCAGAGAAAGGCAGGGTATAGAAGAAGTAAATAGAAGAACACATAGAGGTATAAACACTAGAAGAATAAAGGGCTAAGGCTGGTTATCTTTGTTTGAACAGATAGTTATTATAGAGATTTGATAAGGCTTCATTAGATGTTTGGCTACTGCTAGTATCCTGGCAATGGAACATTAGATGGATGGCTGATAGATTGTTTGGCTACTGTGGACACTCACATTATCCTCCAAATCAACGCATAAGCCAGCAAAACCCTAACAATGCTAACCAAATGGTTTCATAGCCTTTATAAACTCTTTTATTCAACTGTGTGCGGTGGTAGATGTAGCCACATAGCCAGGGTATTTGTTTGATTCGTTATCGTAAACGCCCCTATAGTTATACACAGCCTGTGGATAAACCTGTGGATAAGTTAGTTTTTTGAGGTCAAAGTTAGTATCAAGTTAGGTCCAAGTTAGGTTTTTACCTCCTCTGAATGCCTTATAAACAAAGGGAAGTAGCCTCTAAAGTTAGTATTGTTAGTCTTTTTCTTATAGAGTTAGGAAATAAAAATATAGTAGTAGACACTATAGATGACTTGGGAAAACACTAACTTTACTAACTGAAAAGCAAAAATCCCAGTAAACATAAGGGATGTAGCCTCGTTGAAAACCTAACTGACACCTAACCTAGACCTAACTTTAGGTTAGTTTTTTAGGGCTATCGCCTATTTGGTCAGGGTAAACATAGAACGCCCAAGCCTTATTGAGAATCATTATCATCAGTGGTAGACGCAGGTAAGGTAGCCACGGTAGCCATAGTAAAAGTAATAAACGCTACTGCAAAAAATACATACATGGCTGACACCCCACAGATAAATAGTTACGGTGTCTCGCTAATAAACCTGTAGGCGTGGCTAAGTTGTTTGACCCCCCGATTATTAAATCGGAGTCAGATGTCAAATGGTTATGAACAAACATTTCTACCGCAATCCAAACTGGTAAAATAGCCTTATGATTCGTGAAGTGTGTTCGTGCTCTGCTGAGATAGAGACTGATGAGGATAATGCCTTAGCCATTGTGGAGAAGTGGCGTAAGAAGCACATTCATCAGATGCCTAATACGAGTAGTCCTAGTTTTTTTGATTTGTCTTCTACCCATGACATTGCTCCTGGGTTTCAACCGCCTAGTTACTTTGAGGATGAGTAGTCAGGAACACCACATTTTTTCCCTATACTCCTTGTGAATAAACAGTTTGGTAGAAATACCAATAGGGTCAGTGCCTGTCCTGATGTGCTACTCTTCCCACACAGAACGGTCTGAGGGTCTCGGTGTGCTGAGGTGGGTCTCACACCAACTAACTACATAGGAGAAATACATGCCTGAAGCGATTTACATTGAGCCTTTTCCAAAGGCAAAGCGTGGAGACGAGTTTAAGAACTTTGCGTCTTACCGCACTAACCCTCATAGAGGTGTTGACTGGAGTGTAGCAGGTGGTAGCAAGATTAAGGCTATTACTGGTGGCACTGTAATGGAGGTTGGTGAAACCAAAGTCTTGGGTAACTATCTCATTCAGTCAACTTATGACAAGCACTTTATTTTGTACGCTCATTTCCAAAAACCGTCCGAACTTAAGCAGGGCGATAAGGTTGTTGCTGGTGAGACCATCGTTGGTCTTGTTGGAACAACTGGTACCGCCTCAACTGGAAATCATTTGCATGTGACTTACGGTATCAAGAAGAACCTTATTACTGCTGACATCAAAGACCTTAGAGACCTTTGGGAGCGTTTTAAGTAATGCCGAAGAAAAAAGATTCTCGTCTTGAGCGAGTAGGTGTTTCTGGTTATAACAAACCTAAGAGAACTCCTAACCATCCAACTAAGAGCCATGTTGTTGTGGCTAAGGAAGGTGACCAAGTAAAGACTATTCGTTTCGGTCAGCAGGGTGTGCAGGGTTCTCCTGATGGCTCTAAGAGGAACGAAGCATTCAAGGCTCGTCACAAAGCAAACATTGCCAAAGGCAAAATGTCTGCAGCGTACTGGGCAGATAAGGTGAAGTGGTAGTTATGGAAAAAAAGTTCTGGGATTCTAAAAATCCGAAAAAGAAATCTACGCCTTTAACGCCTAGGCAGAAGGCTGAAGCAAAGGCTAGAGCAAAAAAGGCTGGCAGACCTTATCCCAATCTTGTGGATAATGCTGCTGTCAGCAGAAAGAAGAAGAAATAATGCCAATGAAAAAGAAAATGAAGGTTGAGAAGTCAACTGGAGAAAAATACAAGAGTGCTAAGTCTATGAAGGCACACGAGAAAAAAGAGTCTATGTCTGAGCGTATCAAGGAATACGGTAAAGCAGGGGCGAAGAAGGGTAAGAAATAATGCCTACCCCTAAGAAGCCAAAGCGTGTAACTAAGTCTGATGTTGAAAACGGCAAAGAGATGATTGTTGCTAAAGCAAGGGGTGAGTTGAAGTCTGCTGTTTATGATGCTTACCGTGGTCCTAATGCCAAACTTGGTATTGCTGGTCAGCCTGAAGGTCCTATGGCAAGAAAACTAGACAAGGCTAGACAGTCGTTGCTTGATGTAAACAAGTCTGTTGCTGAGTATGGTCGTTGGGCTAACAAGGCTCGCACAGACATTCCTGGGTATAACCCAACTGCTCCTGTCATTAAAAGACAAAAGGGTAGTAAGTAGGGATTACTCTTGGCTAACTACAAGAAAACTGGTGCTGGTGCGAAACTGAACGCCACTGAAGCCAAGGCGGAACTTAAGAAACTGCTCTATCAGGGTATGTCTATTAGGGATGGTCTTGCTCAGATTGGTCGTTCAGTTCGAACCTATGAGGAATGGCGTAAGCGTGACAGAGAGTTCGCTGACGAGATTACTCGTATCAGGGGCGTTCTTAAAGATAAAAAGAATGGTCTCTATGACGAGATTCCTGTTCCAGATTTTCCTGAGTTTTGTGAAGTGTATTTAGGGAACAAACTGTTTCCACACCAACTTCAATGGTTTGACATGCTTGAGGGTAGACCTCCTAGAGAACTGCATCCAGCGATGACTTATGAAGAGGGTAGACCTTCAAGGCTTATTATCAATACTCCTCCAGGTCACGCTAAGTCCACAACTATCACGGTGAACTATGTGATTTGGCGGATTATGAAGAACCCAGACTTGAAGGTTATTGTTGTATCTAAGGCACAGCGTTTGTCTGAGCAGTTCTTGCTACAGATTAAAGAGCGTTTAACTAATCCTCAATACAGCAAACTGCAAGAAACTTTTGGTCCTCCAGGTGGATGGCAGGAAGGTTCTGCTTCTTGGAAGCAAAGTCAGTTCTACATTTCAGGTAGGTCTGCTGAAGCGAAGGACCCTACAGTTCAGGCTGTTGGTATTCGTGGTCAGGTCTATGGTGCTCGTGCAGATTTGATTGTTGTGGATGACGCTATTGATAATACAA